CACGAACCCGCAGATCTGGAACCTGACGTTTTCGCTGCGCACCGATACCGAAGCAGCTGCGATTGAAACATTCCTGCAGACCGAAAACGGCGTGACGGCATTCGACTGGACGCCACCGAACGGGTCGGCTGGAAAGTATATCTGCCGCGAGTGGTCGCGCACCGTCGATCGCCACAACCTGAACACCGTCACCGCGACGTTCGAACAGGTTTTTGACGTATGACGACGCCGCAGACGATTACGTCGGAAATCCAGAAACTAGCACCCAGTGCAATAGTCGATTTATTCATTCTGGATCTGACCGAACTGGGTGGTAGCGTTTACCGGTTCCACGCTGGCACAAACAATCTGCGCCAGGACATTGTCTGGCAGGCCAACACCTACACGGCGTTTCCGGTGCAGGCGACCGGGTTCGAATACAACGGCAACGGCCAGCTGCCGCGGCCTAAGTTTGTCGCAGCTAACCTGACCGGCGTGCTGTCGCTGCTGGCGATTACCTATGCTGACCTGATCGGCGCAAAGGTCACCCGCAAGCGCACGCTGAAAAAATACCTGGACGCGGTCAATTTCACCGGCGGCGTCAACCCTGACGCAGATCCGACCGCAGAATTCCCGGACGAAATTTATTATGTCGACCGCAAGTCGGCAGAAACCCGCGACGTCGTCGAATTCGAACTGTCGGCATCGTTCGACGTGCAGGGCGTGAAGCTGCCGCGTCGACAAATAATTCAGAATGTTTGTCCCTGGCGCTATAAGGGCACAGAATGCGGCTATGCCGGCACGAACTATTTCGACGTGAACGACAACGCCGTCGGCAGCGTCGCCCAGGACGTTTGCGGCAAGCGCCTGGAATCTTGCCAGCTGCGGTTTGGCACGACCGCTGAACTGCCTTTCGGTGGATTCCCGGCTGCCGGCCTGATCCGATAATGCTGACCCAGGAAGTCAAAGACGCCGCGATCGACCATGCGCGGCGTGACTATCCACGCGAATCGTGCGGCCTGGTGGTGATCGTCAAAGGCCGTCAGGTTTACTGGCCGGCTGAAAACCTGTCGCGCGAACGCGACGTGTTCATAATCAACCCGAACGATTACGCTGCAGCTGACGACGCCGGCGAAGTCGTGGCCGTAATCCATTCGCATCCAGACCTGCCCGCAGAGCCGTCACAGGCCGATCGGACGGCCTGCGAAGCATCTGCCCTGCCCTGGTTCATTGTGAGCCTGCCAGGGCTGTCCTGGGCCNNTCTATACCCTTCTGGCTACAAATCGCCGCTGGTGGGCCGGCAATGGGCGCATGGCGTCCAAGATTGCTACAGCCTGGTCCGTGACTGGTACGCGCAGGAAATGGGGCTGCAACTTCCCGATTTTTACCGCGAAGACGAATGGTGGCTGAAGGGCCAGAATCTATACTTGGACAATTTCGAAGCCTGCGGGTTTGTCGAAGTGCCGTTCAGCGAGATTCAGCCTGGTGACGCGCTGCTGATGAAAATTTTTTCGCCCGTCCCATGCCACGCCGCGATCTACCTGGGCGACGAAATGATCCTGCATCACATGCACGGGAAACTGTCGTGCCGGGAACGTCTGACCGGCCCGTATTTAAGCCGGGTCAGCAATGTCGTCAGATATAATTCACCCTTATGATTACGGTCAAATTACTAGGCGAACTGGGCAAAAAGTTCGGTAAAAAGCACGTTCTGGCGATCGGTTCACCAGCCGAAGCCGTGCGCGCGTTATGCGCCAATTTCCCAGATTTTGAAAAGTTCGTGATTGCCAGTTCTGACCGCGGCGTGGGCTATAAGGTTTTGGCCGACCGCACCCAGATTGACGCCGATCAGCTGCACGAACCAGCCAGCAAGTCGGTGACGATTGCGCCGGTCCTGGCTGGTGCTGGTGGATCGGTCGGGAAAATCGTGATCGGCGCGACCCTGATTGCAGCGTCGTTTTTCGTTCCTGGCCTGTCACCGCTGGTGGCGAACTTTATTTTCAGCGTCGGCGTATCGCTGGCGATTTCTGGCGTCACCCAGATGCTGTCGCCAGTGCCGCAGTCTGACGGCCCAGTCGAGACACAGACCGAACCGTCTTATCTGTTCAATGGCCCGCTGAATACGACAGCCCAGGGCAATCCCGTCCCGATTGGCTATGGCCGGCTGCTGGTCGGTTCTGCCGTGATTTCGGCAGGTATCGTCACACAGGAAATCGCATAATGGCGACACTACGTTCGAAAGCGTTCGCACGAATCCTTGACCTGATCTGCGAAGGCGAGATCGAAGGGCTGGTCGACGGTCGAAAGTCGATCTACCTGGACGGCACGCCGGTTCAGAGCGCTGACGGGACGATTAACTTTCAAGAGGTCGAATATACGACCCGCAACGGCACGAACGACCAGACCTATATCCCAGGAATCCCGGCTGCCGAAAACGAAGTGTCGGTGTCGACCGAACTGACCAACGCAGCGCCGCTGGTGCGAACGATTACCAATGCCGACGTCAATGCGTTTCGGATCCGCGTTTCGACCCTGGCGCTATACCGCCAGAAAGACGACGGTTCGTTGCAGGACCAGACGATCGACTTTCGGGTCGAAGTGCAGCCCAGCGGTGGCAGCTATTCGACGGTCCTGAATTTCAGTTTTAACGGCAAGACGACGCAAGAATACGAACGCAGCTATGAACTGCAGCTGACCGGATCTGCGCCCTGGAACATTCGCCTGACCAGGCTGACGGCAGACAATACCGACCCGCGCGTTCAGAATCGCAGTTTTTGGCAAAGCTACACCGAAGTCGTCAATGAAAAGCTGCGCTATCCCAACAGCGCCCTGGCATCGCTGAAGTTCAATTCTGAATACTTCGACAGCATCCCTTCGCGCGCCTATGACGTGAAGCTGTTGAAGGTCAAGGTTCCGAGCAATTACAACCCGGTCACGCGCACTTACACCGGCGTCTGGGACGGAAATTTCAAAGCCCAAAAAGCCTGGACCGATAACCCGGCCTGGTGCTTTTATGACCTGCTAACGAACGACCGCTATGGCCTGGGGGGCTACCTGTCAGAAGCCCAGGTCGACAAGTGGGGGCTGTATTCGATCGCCCGCTACTGCGACGAACTGGTGGCCGACGGTGAAGGCGGGACCGAGCCGCGATTCACCTGCAACATATACATTCAGAGCCGCAAGGAAGCATTCAACGTCATTCAGGACATGGCGTCGATTTTCCGCGGCATGGTTTACTGGTCAGCCGGCCAGCTGACGGCCACGCAAGATTCGCCCGCTGATCCGGTGGCACTATTCACGCCGGCCAACATCGAAGACGGTTCGTTCAACTATTCAGGATCGGCTGCCAAGGCCCGCCACACGGTCGCGCTGGTGACGTGGAACGATCCAGAAGATCAATACAAGCAGAAGGTCGAATACGTCGAAGACGCGGTCGGGATTGCCCGCTATGGCGTGTCCGAAACCGAGATCACCGCGATTGGCTGCACCAGCCGTGGACAGGCAAACCGCGTCGGTCGCTGGCTGCTGTTTTCCGAGCAATACGAAACCGAAACCGTGTCATTCACGACCGGGATCGAAGGCTGTCTGGCGCGTCCTGGGCAGATCATTAAGGTCGCAGATCCGACCCGCGCCGGCGTTCGCTTGGGCGGTCGCGTCGCAGCTGCCACGCTGAACACGATCACCGTCGACGGCAACTTCACGCTGCCGGCCACATCGACCGTCTATGTCGTGCTGCCGAACGGGTCGGTCGAAAGCAAAACGGTCAGCAGTAAGTCGGGAACGGTTCTGACGCTGTCGTCGAACCTGTCGGCAATCCCGCAAGCTGGATCGGTCTGGGTGCTGTCTGCGCCTACCGTGGAAGCCCAGACGTTCCGCGTTGTGTCTGTCACCGAATCCGACGAAGGCAAGGTGTCGATCACGGCGCTGAAGCATGACCCTGACAAATACGCCGCGGTCGAAAACGGCCTGAAGCTGCAGCCGCGGGACATTACCGAACTGACGATTACACCGCCTGCACCGACCAGCGTCACGGCGTCGGAAGCGTTGTATAAATACAACGACGAAGTACGGGTCAGGATCAACGTCGGCTGGGTCAAGTCGTTCGGGGCGAACCGCTACCGGGTCCAGTGGATCAAGGACGGCGGCAATATCAACCAGGAAGTGACCAGCGACGACGACTTCGAAATCCTGAACGTCACGCCTGGATCGTTCGAAATCAGGGTTTACGCGATCGGCCCGACCGGATTGTCGTCGACTGCCTATGGTTCGACTACGCTGAACGTGCTGGGCAAGACTGCGCCACCAGCTGACGTCACCGGGTTCACGCAGCAGGTCGACCCTGCCCTGGGCGTGACGCTGTCCTGGAATGCGGTGGCCGACCTGGATCTGCAGGGTTACGAAATTCGGCGCGGTGCAAGCTGGGGCGCCGGGACTGTGGTGGCCCGCAATGTATCGGCCACCGTGTTTACCGTGGGTGAACTGCTGACCGGCACGACGACGTTCTTAATCAAGGCGCTGGACACGTCTGGAAACTATTCGGCCAACGCTGCCAGCGTGGCCGTGACGATTG